CCGGTGCCGGCGTTGACCGCAGCCGCTCCGACAGAACCGCCCTGCGTGAAGCCAGCGTCGAGCCCATACATCGCCCGGCCGCTCTCGACGCCCATCCAATCATTGACCAACAAGCCGGAACCAAGCTGGACCGAAAGACCATCGCTGGTGAACGCCCCTGCCTGGGTGGTATAGCGCCCGTATACGTCGTAATAATCATATCCGACGGTGCTGGGGATAGAGACGATCATCGAGTTGTAGGTGTTCGCGCGTATATCGTCGCTAGTGCTACCTGTCGCGACCGAGATGGCCGTCCCCGTGACCGCTGGCGCAAAATCGCTTGCCTTCACGACCAGGATGCCGGAACTGCCAAACTGGCAGACCATCGGCGCCAACTCATGGTCGGCGTTGGCGTAGAACCGCGTGTCCTTGATCGTCATCCGGCCGCCCGTGACCTCGAGGGCGCACGGAGCAGAGGTTGGGGACGTTAACAGAAACTCGCCTCCGGACGTGGCGAAATCACCGGCACTGACGGCGACGACAGCCGGAGGGGCACCGCCGCCCTGGACATAGGGGTTGTCCCAGCTAAACACCCCTCCGGTCTGGGCGATGGCGGGATTGACGGACGTTCCGCCCGTCGAGTAACCGCCGGTGAACGTGATCTCCCCGCCACCGGCGATGTTCAACAGGGCAACGTCGAGTTCCGGGTTGGTGAACGAATACTGGCCGGTGTAAGCGTCTGTAGTGAATTCGATCGCCCCCTTGTAGGTAAGGAAGTTCTCTGCGGCCAGCCCATCGACTTCACCGAACTGCGCCGATATCTCATAGTCTTCCAGATAAAGACCAAACAAGTTCCCGGAAATACCGAAAGGCCAGAAATGGTAGTCTGTGATATGAACGAAGTCCTTGGACCCGGCATTGGTAGCTGGTGCCACGCTACCCCAGAGCATGCCGCCGGGCACAGGGCCGTTGGTCAGCGAACCGCACTCAAACTCCGTGACGAATGCGCCACCCGAGTTGCCACGTGCATCCAGGCATGCCGTGCTGGGGCCCGAGACCCGCACCCGGTCGATCCGAAACCGTGGTGCAGATTGCGCGTAGATGGCTGGTGGAAAGACCACCAAGCTGGCGCGGCTGGTTTGCTGCGGCTGGGCGAACGAAATGCCGATGTCCTGCAGGATCGCTCCGGTCTCGCCCGTGGCAAGCCGCACGACGCCGAGGGCGGAGAGGTTGAATGTCGTGGACGACACGGCCAGAGTTGAGACTGTCCGGCCATCGCCGAACATCTTTTGCCCGTAGTTGAGCGTGATCAGATCGCTCACCGCGTAGGTGCCGGCCGGTACCCACACGGACTTGCCTGTTGCAACAGCGGCGCGGATGGCGGTTGTGCTGTCAGTCGTACCAGTCGGGTCGGCGCCGAACGCCAGGACGTTGGCGGTGGAGGCTGGCTGTACCGCGTTAGCCATCGCGGCAATTGCGGCGAGCGTCTGCGGCGTCGTGCTACCCGTTGGCGTGACGACGAACGCCGATGCGTCTGGTTGCGCGACGGCCGCAGACCCAGCGAGCAGGAGAAAGATGAGCGCCAGCATTATGCCGCGCATTACTGCCACCCTTCCCCTGCCAAAGATACATTCGATGCGGTACTGTTCACGCTCACGGCGTGGCTGTTCGGCACAAGACTAAACACCTGTCCCTGGGCCACGCAGGACGTCGTGGACGGCGTGCCGGTGACGGTGCCGGCTGTCGTAGCCTGGTCCACACAGATGCCGGCGGCATTAGAGGTGATGAGGAAGCCGCCCGCCAAGGCATGCCCCGTCGCCAGTGCTGTCACTGCCACGCCGCCAGTCGTCACTGTGGCGGTGTCAAGGGGGACGATAGTAAAGGGGCCGATTTTGCTGTTGACGGTGCCGCCTCCGCACAGGTTGCCGTTTACGTCTACGGTCAAAGGCACCGATTGCCCTACCATACCCGCCAACCCGGCTTGTCCGCAAGTTGTTACCACTACCGCGCGGCTGTTCTGCGCCGAGGCGGAGAGAGCCGTAAAGGCCACTAGCGCAACAATAGCAAAAAATGCTAGAATCACCCGGTTAATCATATGCATAAGCAAATCCCCTTTAACGCGAGCTATATGTTAGCACACGTCGCCCTTTTCGCATACTTACGGTAATACCTGCTCAGGAAGGCCGCCGTTATTCCACCAGCCGTAGGCGGCCACGCCGCTTGCCGACAAAGGCAGCGTAGCCATCCACGTCGCCATGAACGCCCCGTACAGCGTCGGATCAATCCGCAATACGCTATTGAGCACAGCTAGCGGCGGCATTACGCCGGGGCCTAGCTCTAATGTTACCTCCTGCGAAACGGTAACAAAAGAATCATAAGCCATTGTAGAATACCCCATAGTTGGTGTTAATCTTGAGCGGCATAACTCCGCTGAATTCCAAAGATATCTCGCAGAAATAAAATCCGGGCTCCGTATCGACTACTTGGCTAGACGTAGCTTGATACCGGCTAGTCACGTCTTGTCCCATAGACTCTAGCAGCGGGATCAGAATGGATTTGAAAATTGCAATCACTGCCATCTGATAGAAGGTGCGCTCGTCCGTGCTGGACGTTATGATTGTAACACGATACCGGCGATTGACTATCTCCGAAATGTCATAGAAGTTATTAGTCGTGTCGGTGTCTATCCCATGACCAATAGGAACAATGTCTTGTTGCAACAAATCTTCGTTAATACCTATGCACGGAATGGGCGGTGTGCCGGTCAACGGCATGCTGACAAAGACGACGGGCTTGCGTGGAAAGACGGTTCCGCTAGGCGGCACGAGCGAGGTAATACCGGCCTGTAGAACTCGCACGAGAAGGCGAAGATAGTCATCGTACGCAATTTCGATTGTGCAGGCCGGCTGTACGGCTTCGGTGACGGTACCTGAAACGGTGGTAAAGGCGTAGGTGTAGGTAAGAGATGGGTCGAGAGGCTGGTTGAGGCCATCACCCATGTCTAGCCACATGCACGATGCGTCAGGGAGCGATCTATTGTGGCCATCGCCGCAATCCAGCCACAGGCACGATGTACCAGAAAGCCCCAGAGGCGGCCCGCTGTAGAGCGTGTAGGGGGTGCCTGACGGCGCGGTGCGCGTAAGGGTCCATGATGTGCCCGTCGTGTCGGCAGAGCCCATTAGCAGCTTAACTATGCCGCCCGTGGGGATGACGGTGCAGGTAAGGGTGTTAGCTGCCATAGAGCGTCGCGGCCTTTCCTATTAACGAAGCAAGGATAGCGGCCGGAGAGTACGCGGGCATTGCGGGCACCATCCAATCGGAGGATCCAGGCTTGTCACTCATAGTAACATATTCACCGGGATTCGTGTACGGGACAGGCGCGGCCCATATCTTCTTGAAGCCTTTCGACATATGCTGCCCTTTAGCCCCGCCTACTACGGCGGCCAGGGCGGCACCTATGCCAGGCGAAGCGGAGTCTTTGCGAATAGGGATCACGCGATAGCGGTAACCATCAGCGCCGCGCTTAGTCATGCGGGAGCCTAGCATAGAATCCCGCATGCTGTGAGCGACGGTGCCCGTCTCAAAGAACAGGGCCTCCTTCGCGATGCTCTCGTCGGCTATGATGGCAACAGATGCCACTCCGGTTTTGCGCCAAGACAAGGACGCTGCGTACCTGCCGCTGGGGTGCATGATCGTCTTTCCACCCAAGGAACCTTTGCCGAGGCTCCATTCGAGCCATTGCTTGAATACAGAAACGGCTATCTCTGTAATTTCCTCTGGATTCAAATTTGTGTAGACGTTGTAAGCTATGGGCATTAGTCCGCGGCCTCTTGGTATTGCTGTTGCGCCGCCGCTTCACGCTCCGCCTTTTTACGAGCATAGTCAACGCGCGCCTCAAGATTTTTAATCTCCTTGTCGGGCATGCCCTCCGTATCAAATATACCTTTAGATTCCAATCTTTTAGTGCGTTTTGCAGCGGTTATAATAGCCGTAGACGCCACTCTCTTGACGATAGATTCCGGCGTTTGTTTAACGCCCGCCTTGAGTCCTTTTTGTGCGTTACACATATTTTGTCTAGCTTCGGGAGTTGCCTTCTGGCCAAGGCGTGCCTCCCGGTGCTTTGCTTTAGTCTCGTCGGATTGTGTCTTGCCTATCTGCGCCTCGCTCATGTGAAGTAACGCCAAAGGAGTGGGAGGGGCTTTCCGTTTTTGCCCTGTTTGCCTAATGCTTTTTTCCAGGCACGCCTGCTCGGAATGCTTTTGTCCGGTTTTTGATTTACTTATTTTTTCCTTCGTAGCGGGTGTGTGTGCCAAGCCTAGCCGGCTTCCCTCCGTAACGCATGTATTATACCCAACAGGAGAAAAGGGCTTGTACTCGTCTAGCCACGCCTGCTCTCTGCTAAGTAAAGTAGATTCATCGACCACGTACTCCACCGCCGCGAACTCAAACGCGGCTGCACCGTACTTATTCCACGCCGCCTGTAGGTGACGAGATATGTGTTTACCTTTATTTAGTTTGCTTTTGTGGGAGGACCATCTGTACCGAAAATCCACAGCGGAACCGATGTAAAGCTTCCCGTTCACGCGGTTCCGTATCCAATATATTCCGAAACTGCTACGAGGAGGATCCAAAACCATATGCCTACGCTCCGCCCGGCACAACGCCAAAAGCCGGTAACTCTCCGCCTCCGCGGGCTCTCAGCCAAGGCTCAAGGAGGGTCAGATGCATTCTGCGAGGCACCTTTGACTCACCCGAAGCGAATGGACGCGCATGGGGAATACCGCCGGCTTTTCGATATGCTACTAAAATAGGCACGGCCATGTATTCTACCGTGTACGCTGTTCCTTCAGAGTAGGCACTAGACAAAGTAACCACTCCGTTGCCGTATGTCCAAGCGCTACTAGGCACCGGAACTATGATATTACTTACAGTATCATACGCCACAACGGACAGCACTTCAACCCCAAACTGGTACGGCAGAACTTGGCTAGAAGGCAGGTCGGATACTACCAAGGTAGAATTAAACCGGGTTAGCGCGTCAAACTCACAGAAACAATCGAAGCTGGATGCGTATTTCCAAACAGTTTCTTCATTCAAAGGACCGGAGTGCGCTATGGTGATTACCGGTTCTGCGTGTAGGACATGTCCAAGGTTTTCATAGGTCACGGCCCCTGGCTCGTCGGGGGCGGCGCTCGTGTGCATGAATGTTAACGTAGCGCGGAAGTCCAAGGGACTAGGGCTCCAGTAGATTCCTCTGCCTCCACAAGTGTTGCAACGAGGATTGGGACTGCCGGGTGTGCCGCCCGCGTAGGAGCATGGGCAAATGTAAGACTTCAGCCATCCGAAGCGTAGGCCCAATGCCTCTTGCTGTGCATCGAAGAGACTACCCGGAAACGCCTGCGTGCCCATGTCCGGCATATGCGGCCCGGGCCATGCGTTCTGCTTACTCATAGCATCTCTATCACGGGACCCCCAACGGCCCCGATGGTACGCTCAAGCAGTTCATCGCGACGGGCAGTGAACGAATCTATGAGGTCCTTATATGCTCCCCCCATGCGGTATTTCAGGCTAGTCTGCACGCCATCCGCGAGTACCAACGAAGATTCTAGTCCTTGGTTAAGCGTGCCCTGCACGGACATCAGAGAACGAATACCGGCTTGCGCCAGCACAAGTTCTTTAACAAACCGAAACCGATTCTGGTAATCCCCAGAAGTCAATCCGGCACTGTAATGATACCAAATGCCGCCTGGAACCGACTGCGAAAACCCTTGTACCGATAGCTGCAACGCAAATAGAGGGAGCATAGTCACATTAACCGCTGGTACAATGCGTATCAACGAAAAATCAAGATCCTCAGAAATCCACGTGGCCGGTATCTGGAAGTAGGTATTAAGCAGGGGGTAGATGTACGCTGAGACTTTTACCGCATTAGCACTTCCATCCAGTATACGCAGCGGCCTATACCGGAGGCTCTGAATAAGCCAGCCCTCGTCCTGAGCTCGCGAAAACTTAAAGTCGTAGGGGGCGTCGGGAAGATCAAAGTCGATCCCTAGTTGCTGTCCCCCGTTAGGAGCCCTTCCGTTTATCGCTGCCGCAATAGATTGAATGTTGTTACGGGTGGGCGCCGACGCGACTTGGGTTGGGGTGAGGAGCACGCCACTGCAAGCTTCCACGTAATCTTCGCTGGACCGGATATGCTCTAATAGCTCAAGGTCCGAAACCGGAACCGGCGGATCGCCGTAGCGCACAAGCGGCACGCCCACGAAGTCGCGTAGGTCCTGCGGCATGACACCCGTTTTAGTAATGGTGCCGCCGTGGTACATAATGACTTCTGGGTTAGAAGGGTCTGTTACGTTCCAGTCCCAAAGAGCATTTGTAGTGACGGTCATAACACTAGCCTCCGCTAAAAAGAGGGGCAGCTAGTAGTTAGCGCCACCGTGACGATTATACGCTCTTTTGGTCCGTACTGGCAAGAGAGATTCGGCGTCTGTCACTACCGCGACGGACGGCGTTTCTAGGTCGCCGAGCAAATCGCCAAGCATAGCCTCCACATCCGAAATGCTAATAGTCTTTACACTCGTAAAGGATAATTGCACATAAGGACTGTGGCGAAGCTGCTCAGCACTATCCGCGCTGAGGTTATCCGCCACAAAGCCTGAATGCGTCAGTTTGAATTTCGCGCCACAGAGTAGACCGGTGATCTGGCGGCGATCCCGCCAAAGCCGGTCTACATGCGTTCCTTTCCGGACAGTAGCCGTTATTTGCATAACACCGCTGCTGTTAGTAGCCCAGCGGGTTAGCAGCCGCGTTAGTCGAGGTAGCCGACCAGCCCGGGCTCATGGCCGTGTAGTTCTTGATCATGCCGTGGAACTTCGGAATACGCAGCCGAGCAGCACCGATATGCGCAACCGCCCAAGGCATGAACAGGTTGTTAGCAAACAGTTCGATCTTGCTTATGGGCAGCATCGTCCGGTAGTCGAAGGCATCATCCTCGTCGTCGAGGTCAAGCAGGAAGAGGTATTCCGACCCAGGGATATGCGTGTTCAAGTCGTAGAACACCACACTGTTAGCGCCGTTAGCCGCGATGCTACCGATGTGACGGAAAGCCGCCGGGTTAGCCACGGTGCCGTTAGGATTGGTAGCGTTGGTCCAGGTCGCGGGAGTACCCGCAAAGCCAATACCCGAGCGGAACACCCGGAAGGCCGCTACGCCCGCCGCCACAGAACCGGTGCCCGGGACGATAGTAACGCTCACGGCGTCGTAGGCGACAACACCCGCAATCTGCGTCGAGAAGGCCAACTGGCTCTCATTCATGTAGCTGTCCGCCGAAGCAACTGCGTAGTAATAGTTACCGTTGCTGCCGGTAGTCGGAGAGAACAAACCTGTGAACTCAGAGCCCAGCGCGTTGGTCGTGCCCGAAGCCACCAGCCCCAACGTGACGCTGGTAGGAGCGGGCAACGCCGCAACAGTGAAGTCGGTGTGATCCGCTTCACGAAGCTGCGCCTGAGCGGGCACGTCACGAGCCGAGATGAAGAAGTCGAGCGCGAAGGCGATGTCGCCGAAGCTGGTGTTCATGCCACGAAGCTCGCCGTCGATAACGATGGCGCGGCTGCCGTGCTGGAAGTCGGTGACATCGTTGGCAATGGTGCGCAGGACGCCGGTAGTGATAGTCTGCAGGTCCGCAATCGCCACAGGCGTCATGAACGCGTGGGTGATCTGACCATACTGCCGCCAGCCGACGATATGAGCCGACGTTTCGTAGATCAGGTTGAAGAGCGCTTGCGGCTGGCTGACACCAAGCGCCTGCACCGGAGCCGATTGATAGTAGCTATAGAAGTCTACTATATTTGTAGTCGGGATCAGGCTCGCGATACCCTGCGGCTGATTGGGGTAGAGGGTAGGACTGCCCCAGTAGATCGACCACTCAACGCTGGTAAGGATGTTGAGAGCAGCGTTAGTACTTTCCTGCTCGGCCACGTTAACGAAACTATTCTGCTGCGCCAACGACATCGTGATAGCGCGCGGATCGACGGCCAGCTTCAGGTTCAGATACTTGAGACCGTAGGAGCCACTATTCGGGCTAAGCGAACCGCTGGTCTGGCTGGAGAATGCGCTATACGCCGTGCCGGGAAGGCCGCCACCAACGTCCGAAGCGTAAGGCCAGTAGTCCACGATCTGCCAAGCAATAGTCTTGTTCAGGTGATGGTAAAGTGTAAAGCTCTTCGGCCGAACGGTGCCGCGGGCCATACGCGTATCCATGCTCACCAGTCCAAGTGACTGACCACCGGTCACGTTGGCGAGGTTGGTCTGGCTACCCACATCCAAGGCGCTCTTGGCAATAGCCTTCTCAATCTGGCTAGCCGACAGATCCTTGCGCCACGACGGGAACTTACTGTTAAAGCTTTGCTCACGCGGGCTGCGGTTACGAAGCTGACGCGCAACCGAGTTAGACTTCGCCAGTTCGCCTTCCTCGAAACGAGACTTCAGCAGAGGCCGCAGATCGACACCGTGTGCAATGCCGTCCTTAGCAAAGGCCATAGCCTGCAAGAACCGAGGGATCGCCTCGTTGCCGAAGCCAGCAAGCTGCTGAATTACGAGCTTCTGTGCCTCGATGTGGGCCTTGGCAATCTCGGGAGAAGAATTATCGTACATTTTTAGTCTATGCCCTTTACTATGGTGCTACATTACGCGGTAATCTGCGGAAGAAATATGTCGCGGATAGCCGGATCGGCAGCGGCGATCTCACCGATAACCATATCCGTGTCATAATGACCCGAACGAGACGCGACCAAATGGCTTTTAATCGACTCGGCCTTCATGACCCCCGCGTTATCCATCACCCCACTGTCAACGGCATCCTCAAGGCGGCGGTCAATGTCGGTAAGCGACTGCGCAGTAGCGGCCTTCACGAACGAGGGAGGAACGATGCTGACCTTTGCGCCGCTGCCGCCCATGACGCTCATTAGGTCCGCGACTGTCATGCCTTTCGCGGTAGCGAAAGCCGTGAACTCGGCGGTCAGATCGGTAGCACCTGACTTCGCAGCCTTTTCGGCCTCGTCCTTTTTCTCGTCCTCCGCCTTGTCCTCTTCGGCCTTATCCTCGTCCTCCGCCTTGTCCTCTTCGGCCTTATCCTCGTCGGCCTTTGCCGTCTCGCGGGCCACCGCAGCGGCCTTGAGCGCGGCCTTGAGGGTCTTCAAGCCGGCGCGGGCCTTCTCGGTGCGATGCTCATCCTCTTCGTCCTCGGCCTCATCCTCAGCCTTTACAATCAAGTCACTAAGCGCCTTGATGGCCGCCCGTGCCTTCTCGGTATGCTCTTTGTATTCCTCTTCGTCCTCGTCCTCGTCCTCGTCCTCGGCCTTACGAACCGCGACACGAGCCTTCAGAGCGGCGGTGTTCAGGATAGCGTCCTTGGCAGCACCCGACTTCGCAGCCTTTTCGGCCTCTTCCTTTTCCTTTTTCTCGTCCTCCGCCTTGTCCTCTTCGGCCTTAGCCGCCGTAGTCAAACCGGCCACGAGGCCATTGACCGTCGCGGCCACCTGCGACGTGACACCGGCAATCGAGGCGATGCTCTTCTGCATCGCACTCATGCGAGTATCAAACTCCCCATAAAGACGGGTCAGCCCTTCCTGCGGAAGCAGCACGCTGTGGGCCGCGACCTCCTTTTCGGCCGCGCCGCCGCGCATAGACTGCGCAGGGGCAGTCATTACCTCGGCGGGAGTCGGCATCTTATTAGCGTCGGCGTGGCTATCCACACTGGACGTAATAGTGTCCAGATCACGAAGCGCGGCTTCGTCCACCGACTTGGCAATCCCCACCAACTGGAGCAGGGACGCAAGCACGCTAGACTTGGCAGCCACGGGGGTTTCGGAAGCAGCGACGGACATGTTAAACGGTTCTCCGCAAATAGTTAAGAAAAGAGAAAAAGGCTTACTAACGAATATACTAGCACGCTATTTATAGGCGAACCTATAGAGCATGTTTTAGAAGCTGCATTAGCGCCAGCGCGTAGATGTCGGCGGTATTATAGTCCATACCGCAGCATTCGCAGAAATGGACGCGGAACGTGGCCACGCTCCGGCCAAGTACATACTGGTCCCCGGCCCAGGGGCACTGCCCACGCTGGATATGCAATGCATGATGCGCCATAAGTTCCAAGCGGTCACGGGGGACAAGCATTCCGCCAGCAATAGGCGTGGCAGAAGGCGCGGTGGGAAACGCGGCGGGAAACGTCACGGCAGTCGTTTCAGCCCCGAACAGACCCCCCGCCCCCTTTGCGATCATGTTGGCGAGATACGACTTGGCGGAAACGATGCGAACGTTGTCAATGATAGAATCGTTAATCGGATTCCGAGTTAGCGCAAGTGACTTCCAGATAAGATGCTTGATAACAAAGCGTTTCGCATCCGGCGCCTCGGGGCACTTCTTTATACGGCAATCAACGAAAGAATCGGGGTTTGACGTGGGAAAACCGTAAATACTCGCCCACCATACGATAGGCGGATCCCTACTTAATGTTTCCCAAAGGCTTTCCGCCTTAGCTACGCCCTTGTGCAATTTCCCTTTGACCAGCGTACGGCCACCCCCGCCGTCCGTCACAGACAAAGGGACACCCACAATATACTCTTCGGGATTAGCGATGCCGAGGCGATGCCCTATTTCGCTTAAGTGGTCGATGTCAATGACTCCGGCGGCCAGGAACCCCTTGGCCGACTCCAAAAGGGCCGACTGTAAAATTACATCGCCTTCTTGGTCTAGATGCTCGTTCGAGCACTCGAACTCAATATACCCTTGTCTGCTCGCGTACGGCGACGCCTTAACGATTATCGGAAGATCGACAACAAAGGCGCTGTCAATGCTTGGGCTAAGATTCAGTTCGTTATTATTGCTACCAGACATAGAAAAGGGCTACACTCCACGCTGCGAAATGCTTCACAGCGTAAAGTGTATCCCAAAAAGCGATTAATCCCTAGCTAGGCTGCCCTCTTCTCCTCCGGGGCCGACCACAGCCTCCGCAGCGCAGCGCGCATGTGATCGTGGAGCGTAGGCACCGTGCCGTCATTCACCACGTCCGCATCCACTTTCAAGCGCCCGACAAACTCCTCACTATCGTGCCGAGGAGCGCCTTCGTCCAGCTTCTTAAGCCGAGGATTACTGACACGCACTATAATCCCGCCAAGGGAGTGCAAGGCTTCTACTTCATTGGGGAACCTTACGTCCGGCGTCACTACCCGTAATAGTTTGTTAGTCCGTATATGCATTTTATACGCCGCGGTCCAAATGTCATCCCAAACGAGTGCCCTGCCCCATTCAGTCCCAAGCGTTTGCATAGCGTAACGAGCCGTTCTACCGCCGAAAATGGTATTAGGGATTTCTTTCATATCTCCTTCGAGGGACGAGGCTACCTCCTTGTCGCCCATTCCGCAGTATTTCATGAATGAGCCGAGAGCGGTCTTAATAGGGTCGGCAAACCGCACAACAACGTATCCCTTCGACAGCAAGAATGACACCGAGATATCCTTGCCGTGGCCTTTCCGCCCCGCGACGCCGATGATTGTGCGCTTCCGGCGCTCGCCAATCCAAGCGTCTTTATCCGGTTCCTTAGTAACAATCTCCATATATATGTGTCTCTGCTACCGCCTAGCACCGCTTTTAGCCGCAGCTACAAAGGCGTCTCGGGCTCGCACAAGATCATAAAGGCTAGCGTCCAGACCGCCAAATGTAACGGTCTTATCGGCCACCTTGTTTACCGCCTGCAATAGCGCAGCCAATTCGGCGGCTGGGACGGAGGCACTTATCGGCTGAGCAGGCTGTGGCTCGGCTTGCGAGATGTCCCCGTACATGAAGCAAGAGTCAGGAGACGGCGTGACTGCCGGATGCGGAGTGACTGCTGGATCTGGATGCGGCGCGGGAACGCCGCCCGGCACCAGCAAAACGATGGGGCAGTCCTCTGTATGACAAACGGCTTGAAGGACACGATCTAGCTTATCAAGCATCTGCTTTATGGCTGCGGGGGTCATTGTATTATCAACGGTGCCTTTCTGATTCTATCTCTACTTCTAGCATACGCCTTTGGATGTCGTCAAGGTATTCCGGTTCGGCTTCGCACATAATAACCGGGTGGCCTTCCGCCATAGCCGCTTCGCCTGTCGTGCCGCTAGCTCAAAGCCCGCATCCTCGATAGCGCACGCCGTCCGGTGCCCTGTGCGGGTGCCGCCAAACGCTAATAGGCGCCCGCCAGGGCGCAGCATCCCGAGCACTAGCCGCCACGTCGCGGGGTCGAATGCTATGGGCGTTTCTCCGGGAAGGCTACCGTCCCACATCATACCATTGAACCCATCGGACAGCCTTCCGGCCGCACCATCTCGGCCAAACTGCGCAGGAGCCGAGCCTTTCTTACCAAAGCGTTTTTGAATACTTACTAGATGGAACGGCGGATCCGTTACCACCGCATCCACCTTAACCCCCTGCGCCGCAAGCGCCCGCATCGTCTCGCGGCAGTCGCCCGCGAATACCGACCAGGGCTGCGGGGCTATGCCCTCCGCAAATGGTGCAAGATAATATGGGCCAGCGTCTCCCCCGCCTTCTTCGTCGCCCGCTCCTTGCGTTTCCACTCGTCTGTCCTTTTATCCGCCTCGGTAAATTCGTGTGCAGTCTCTTGGGAGACACCCGCTTCTCTAGCAAACTTCTTGCTGTGGTCTATCGCCTCAAAGAAATTATGCTGCTTTCTGCTTTCACTAGGCATACCTACCCCACATTCCCACTAACGTTTATACCGACAGTTCGGTTAATCAAAATACCACTGGGCAGCGATATGGGCCACATCACGTAGTAGCCGACCCCGGCTATGCCGCCTGTTCCTGTCCACTCAAGCCACGTCCCCGACTGCGCAATAGTTACGGTGCTGCCATCCTGCAATGTTACCACCGTCCCCGAGGCCACCAGCGTTGCGGGTCCTACCGAATAATCGCCTGTGTCCAACGCCAGCCCGTCACTGCGGGTAACGACCCCCGAACCTACCGACGATATCGCCGTACCGCGTGCCAGCATGTTGTTCGAGCAGTCCAGTAGGAACGTATCGGTGTCCCGATAATCCGCGACCGTGTAGTAGCACGGAGGCTGATTAAACGATTTAGTGAATCCGCTCATATTTTTGCTACGGACCTTCCTTGTATGAGTTACCCCGCCCTAAAAAGGACGGAGGTTTCTGGCTTCGCAGGGAACCACCTTGTCCCGGTAAACGACTATATATGTACTCTCTCTAGGGCTTGTTGTCCTCGGCCGCTTGCCACAGCCCGTCGTAGTACTGCTGACTGGCAGCATCGCGCACGCGCATGGCCGTCAAGCGGTGCCAAAACCGAACGCCAGGCCACAGAGGTCGCTCCATGCCTCCTACGTAGGTGTAGGTAGGTTCCCACCGCCTAAAGGGCCACCGGCCTATTGGCCTAACGTAGAACTCCCTGACATGCTGATTTGTAGGCATCTGCTGTTACACGTCCTCCTTAGTCTTCTCCGAGTTACCCACGTTACCCCAGTAGGCTTTTAGCATAGTCGCAAGAAGGTTCTTAGCGCCTTGCTCATCGAGGGAACCCACCGCCTGCTCCCACGTAGTAAACGATGCCCGCTCCCACGTAGTAAACGTTCCCCGCGTTGTACTCATCATTCCCGCCCATCCAAGTTCTCGCAACGCCGCGTAAACATGCACCCTATCCGAGGGTTCCTCTTTATAGCACGCTGTCTCTGCCAGCAAGGCGTCACTGATGCCGCTGCCTTCCGTCCACAACGTCGCTACCCTTGTCTCGGGTTTGCCCTCCCACCCTGCTACCGCCATGTAATTAATCATAGGCAGAAGCGGAACGAACCGTTCCTTTGGCAGATACCGCAGTTCCGATTCAATGTTTACAGTCGGCAGGGTGCCGTCCTCACCCGGAGGCGAAATATCCGGAGACTCAACTACAAGCGTGACAAAACCGTGCTTGCCACGCACTTTCACAACCCGGCTCATACGAGGAAGCGGCACGCCTTGCCCCGACAATAATTGGGTGAGGAGAGTGGTGGTAATACGCAGCAAGCCCCTGTTACGTTTTGAAACAGGACCGTAAAGCTTTTCGTCACGCTCTCGCTCTTGCTCTGTAACCTTTGACATAATTATTATCCCGCGTCAGAGAAAGGCAATTCGATCTGTTCGGAAGTAGGCGCCAGCACGTAGCCCTGCCCGTACTTGGTAATGATTGTGTAGGGGGACTTGGAAAGAAGCATCTTGCGGCGCAGCTTAAGGATGACAAGGCGAAGGACGCGGCTAGCACTCCTCGGGTCCAGATCGGCTTTGCTCCGCCCGGGGTACAGGGCTTCGATAAGCTCCGCATGCAGCACCACGTTGCCCCCGCCGTCGATACTCAGAGCGTTCGCCACCGTAACTTCCTGTGGACTGAGCGACTGAATACCCCCGTTGCTGCCGGGGTGATTAACCAGCGTATCGTTAAAAGCGTTAAAAAAGTTCGCGGTGTTCATATTATGCTCGTTTTCATGTTCGGAGATAGCTTATGCGCTAACAAATAAGATCTGTCAAGGGCACGTCATCGAAAACCCCCGCTAGCATATTGTGGTAGCGGGGGTCCTTCGACTGTCAAGATCAGCGCGTCAGTCAGTCTAACACCTCGTTTGTCTCCACCGTGGAAGCGTTAATGGAAACGCTGCTAACGCCAGCGTCCGCGTCTTCGTAGTCATCGTACTCGCCCACCTTGAACTTGCGCTTAGCCTCGACAACATTTGCGGCGGTAACGTAGAACGTCACGTTAGCGAGGGTCATAGACCCAACGGCAAGGAAATCAGGCATTTAGGTATATCTATGCTCCTGTGCTGTGTTTCTATCAGAAAATGAGCTACCACCGTAGAGGTGATTTGTCAAGAGGGTACGCTCCTTCCGTTCCCAGACTGGAACTCCGGCGGCTTTAGCCCTACACACCATATCGGCGGTGCCGACCCCGCCAGGAAAGGCTACTACCAGATCGGGCTTTCCCTCGGTCAGCAATTATTAAAAAAAAAAGGCGACCCTCTCACCGGGAGCCGCCCTTCTCCTATATATCTGCCCGCCGGGGGAGGAAGTCAACCAGCGATATTTGAACTTACCACGAGAAAGATCACCCCTCCGTGTGCGATGGGACGCAGGGCTTGACCCGGAGCGCCGATTCCTTTATACATTCATATGCGGACTGCGGTTTCCGCGCGCACCGGCCAACGGCAAAAACAAGGAGTACCAGCATATGTTTTTCATAACATCGTCCTATTTTGTCATGGCGGTTATGGTAGCCATCCTCGCAAGCTCGCGCGGGCGGTCCGGACTAGGGTGGTTTTGCCTTGCCTTCCTCGCCAGCCCAATCGGCGCGGGCCTTTTGCTTTTGACGCGGCCAAATCTAAAAGCCGAAGAGGCCGCACGGCGCGAGATTGCTGAGTCAAAGGTTTGCCCCCGGTGCGCCGAGACGGTTAAAAACGCCGCCGCTGTCTGTCGGTTCTGCGGGCATGAGTTTGGTATGTCGCAAGAGAGTTGGGCATCTAATCAAACCGAGAGCACCGCCACAGCCGAGTCCCCGTACATCGAGGATATATCCCTTCCTTTTTAAAGGGCGGGATAATGCGCGATCCCGCCGTAGCCCCCGAATATATAGTAGCTTCCCCGTCTTTATAGTGGGGACGGCATAAAAGTGGCTAGCGGCGCCCGATGCGCCCGTGTACGTAGCAGGAGTGAAAGTGTAATGAGTCATACAGAAGCAGGAGTGAAAGTGTAATGAGTCATACAGAAGCCCAGCGCGCCGCCTTAAAGTGGCTGCGAAACCACGGTAGCCAAGGCGTATTCAGCATCCGAGGCAGCTCCCTGCTGGCTGCAGGTGAATGGGCGCCGTTTACTCGGCATACCTGGAATGCACTGCGGGATGCGGGGCTTGTCTGGTGGGACAAGGGCCGCAAGCGTGTGACCGTAACCGCTAACGGTTTCGCCTTTGATTGCGGTAAAACTGTGCCGCGGGAGCCTATCGAAGTGCTAGGAGGCGTTGAGTGAGCGAGGCAGAACGCACACAACAATTGCTCTTAGCCGACCTGAACGCGTGGGCGAAAGACACAACCGCAGACGAGGTGTCGCTGCCTGACTTCTGGGACGAGCTTTGCGCAAGTGAGCGGTTGGCCGATCATCTAGCAGCCCTCGGGTACAGAAAGGTTATGCTGCCCCGCCGTGAACACACGCCACAGAGCATTGACTCTGCCGCGCAAGCCTTAGCTACGTGGCTTGGCTACGCGTGGGATGGTCTATCCGACCGCGACATCAGCGCGGAATATCCCGATTGGGCCTTTAACGGCATCGGGGCTTTACATATGCAGGGCGGTAAACCGGCGAGGGCGATACTGAAGGCTAGTGATAATGCCTTGTTTTCTGCATGGCCGAGAATGGCGGTGGTCCTATGTGTGGTAGTTGTAGCCCTCTTCTCCGCAGACCGCAGCGATGCCTTGTCCATACCCCAACAGGCAAAAAGCGGTGACGTGGCTGCGCTTGAAAATATCCGAGTAGGTGATCCTTCCCATCAGGTAGATACGTTCCCGGCCTGTCAATTGGGTAGCGCCGCCCTCGTTGTCGTAAGCCAAATCGAAATCCGCCGTAGCCTCGTCAGAAGCCAGGATCATGTTTCCTATAGTGGAAAAAACGCTATCCAGATGACCCCTGGGCGGCAAGCCTTCGGATATTATGGAATCGGTACAAATCTCGTCAATTATGGCAGGAGTTTTGCCGTAGTTCTTATAGGAGATCGTGAACCTTGGCCGAATATCCGCGCCGGGAATTGCATGGAAGGGCGAGAATTTTCTAGTTTCAATGAAGATATAAGGACGATTAAGGTCAATCAAAGATCGTTCGGCTATGTCCGCCGAGCTTTTAGCGGCATCGGCAGTGACCTGCGCAACTTCGATAGCTCTTTTGGTATCTGCCTCTTGCCGGCTGTCTATAACCTTCATCGCGTCGATGGTTTCCCTCAAACGGTTAGCCTGAACATAAAAAACGTAAGTTTGAATACTGGCGATAATAGCTATCACAAAGGTAAGCCGAACCATCCACCAATCTGGAGAATTCCAGGTGGTATTTTGATTGCTTTCGGAAGTTTTCAACTCGGTTTCTGGGCCTCCGGTAATCTTGGCGACGAGCGGCGTTTTCTCCGTACCACGCTCGCCAGCATCGGTTTTTGTGGGGTGGTTCTCGGTCTCTTGCTTGGAGCCAGCTTGCCCTGGGAGTCCACTTGGGACTGGTGGTTGTGATACCGTAGGCGTTGACTGTGACATCGTAGGCGTTGACTGTGACATCGTAGGCGGAGCGGTCTGTTGCGCCGTTGCCCCTGCGGTCATTCCGATAGCTACCAACAGAATCAGCAGCCAACGCATGCGCCCGCTCCCGCGAAGAGATAGGTATCGTCGCTTACAGTTCCGTTAACTGCAAACCTTCAATCTCAAGCACGGTAAGGACCGCGAGGAAAAAGGTAACGGCAAAGGTGCCCCGCGCCAGCTTGGCGCCGATGGACCCTTCGGTTTCCTCTAGCCCGTGATCGTTTAGCCGCTTGGCCAACTCGCCATCTATCTCGGCACGCTTTCGGATAAGGCTGGAAAGCACAAGGGGGTCTGTCATGATGCCGCTAGATGTGGTAAGGAAGCGGCTTGGGCAGAAGCTATCTTATGGTGGCGG